AACCTTATGATTACAGTCAACTTTCACTTTCAGGCACTCCTCTGAATGAGGCCGTTATCTCTTTGCATCAAATCATCCCACAATTCAAAAAAGCTAACGGGGTTGAAAAGGTTAATGCAATCATCCTGACTGACGGTGAGTCTCAATGTATTCCTTATGTGATTAAATTCTCCAAAGGTGATGGTCAGGAAGTTTTTGGATACAACAATATGTCAGATCGATGTGTTCTTCGCGATCGTAAACTTGGTCGCATCTATACCTCAATGAGTCGTTTTACCGATAACACTCCAGTGTTGTTGAAACACCTGAGTGAAAAGTTTCCAGAAGTTAATATTATCGGTATTCGATTGGTAGGCGGATCTGAACTGACACGATATCTTCGTAATCGTGATGTTGATAACATTTGTGACATTATGGCTAAATGGAAGAAGAACAAATCTGTCTCTATCAAAGGTCTTGGTTATACCAAGTTGTTTGCACTCTCCTCCAAGTCACTCTCTCAGAACTCTGAGTTTGAAGTCGCTGAGGATGCAACCAAGTCTCAAATCAAAACCGCATTTGTTAAATCTTTGAATTCTAAAAAATTGAATAAGAAAATTTTGTCTGAGTTTGTGGAGTTGATCGCGTGAAAAAATGGGAAGTCACTTACAGATTGCCTACGACTGGTACGAAATATCACAAAGCCATTGTCGAAGCGACCAGTCAGGTGTATGCTAACAAAGTCTTTCAGGCTCAATATCCCTCTGCACAACGTTGTGGTAACGCAAGACCCTTATGAACATCTTTGTAACCAATTCAAATCCTACAGTTTCTGCCAGGGTTCTTCCCGATAAACACATTGTCAAGATGCCTTTGGAGAGCTGTCAAATGATCTCCATCATCTTCTCTAAGTGGTATTACAATTGGGGAGAAATTCACAAAGTAGACGGTGAAGCCTACAACACAAAAAAAGGTGCATTTCGTAATCATCCCTGCACACAATGGGCAGCAAAGAATATCTACAATACTGCCTGGTTGATTGCTCACGGAATTGCTCTGTCAACTGAATACACTCATCGTTACGGCAAAATCCACTCCTGTAACAAGACTTTGTTTGAGAGTAAAAAGTTGTTTCACCGTAAAACTGGTAAATCAATTACTTGTTTTAGTATGGCAGATAACTTTGCCCGTGCTATGCCCGACGAATACAAGTACGATGATCATATAGATACTTTTACCGCATACAAAATGTATGTTGCTTCCAAGCCTTGGGTATCAACAAACTATCTTCGTGATCCAAATCGTAAACCAGAGTGGATAAGTTAGAGAGACATTGTTATCATAAAGTTGATGACGAGTGGCAAATAATTAAAACAGATGTACTCTATTATCATAGAGTTCCATATAATATCGTAACTATTCTAGAATATTCTAGAAGGTTGAGAGAAATGTTGACTCCAGATCTTCTCTCTAAAAAATATAGAAAAGATAATGAAAACAACCCGATGTATGGTCATTGTTACCATACATCTCAAGCTATGTTTTATCTTTTAGATACAAAAACTCTAGATCCGATGAGTGCCGTGGATTGGAGAGGTGACACGCATTGGTGGTTAAAGGATAGAGACAATGGTTTTATCGTTGATATGACAGCTGACCAGTATTACTCAGTGGGTAAGGAACCCCCTCACGACCGTGGTAGGGTGAGTAAATGGTATGGTTGGAAAGGTAGGCCTCATAAGAGGACGATGATTCTGATTGAGAAACTCCAACCAGACAGTTATTGGGCTGTCCACTAGACACCGATAAGACCTGGTATTTCCTGTATATTACATACATACCAATGAAGGTTCCAACTCAATGACCACTTTGAACATTGTTGATGCTCTCCGCGACACTTACGGTGCTAACATCACTTCTGGTGATGTGCGTGGATATTGTGCGTCCAAAGGTATTTCTTATCCTACAGTCACTCGTAAACTGGATCAGTACAAAGTTTCGCGTGGTCGTTGGGACCTGACGATTCAAGAAGCTCGTCAACAATTTGAGAAAACTGTTGTTGCTCCTGCAGTAGTGCCTCCTATCGAACAAAATCTTATTCCCGAAAAAGATGATACCTTCGTCAAGTTTGGTAATTTTAGTGATATTAAAAAAGTTATTCAGTCCCGTCTTTTTTATCCTGCGTTCATCACGGGTCTTTCGGGTAATGGTAAAACGTTCTCTGTGGAACAAGCGTGTGCTCAACTTGGTCGTGAACTGATTCGTGTCAATATCACTATTGAGACTGATGAGGACGATCTGATCGGTGGTTTCCGTCTGGTGAATGGTGAGACTGCCTGGCACAACGGCCCTGTGATTGAGGCTCTGGAACGTGGTGCCATTCTTCTCCTTGATGAGATTGATCTTGCCTCTAACAAGATTATGTGTCTTCAATCCATTCTTGAAGGTAAAGGTGTTTTCCTCAAGAAGATTGGTCGATGGGTCAAACCGTCTTCGGGATTCAATATTGTGGCAACTGCAAACACCAAAGGAAAGGGTTCTGATGATGGTCGTTTCATCGGCACCAACGTGCTCAACGAAGCCTTCCTTGAACGATTCCCCGTAACCTTTGAACAAGATTACCCCAGTGCTAAGATTGAACAAAGGATTCTTGAAGGTGTGTCTCTTGATCTTGGTGTTGAAGATCGTGATTTCTGTCGTCGTCTTTGCGATTGGGCTGATATCATTCGTAAGACGTTCTTTGATGGTGGTATTGAAGAGGTCATTTCCACCCGCCGTCTGGTTCACATCATCCGTGCCTATTCCATCTTTGGTGATAAAGTCAAAGCTCTTCAAGTTTGTTTGAATCGTTTTGATGAAGAAACCAAGACCGTGTTTCTTGATCTCTATGACAAAGTTGATGAGACTGTTGACATCAAAGGTGAATCTGAGGTACAATAACTCCGTGATCTCTGTATGATGAAATGACAAACGAACTCCCTGAGGAGGGGTATGAGTGGACACCCCTCCCCAATTTTACGTTTACTGTTCCAAAAGATTCATTTACCGTGACTATGCCTGACGAGACAAACACCAACGGGTTTTGGAAATATGAAGAAGATAAAACCCTAAAAGAAATTGAACAATACCTCTCCAGTACATATCACTCTCACTATACATCTGAAAAATCAAAGACTCAAACGTTGGATCTGATTGAAAGTATCGGTGATGCTGAAGCCTTTACTAGATCCAATGCAATTAAATATCTGTCTCGATTTGGTAAAAAGAATGGTAAGTCAAAACTTGACATTCTGAAAGCCATCCATTATTGTATTCTCCTCTACCACTTCTCTGGTCTTCACAATGAAAACAAAAACACCTATGAAACTTTCTAAAGATACTGCTAACATTCTTAAGAACTTCTCTCAGATCAATCAGTCAATTCTGATTAAAGAAGGAAACAAACTGAAGACCATTTCTGTAATGAAGAATATTTTTGCAGAAGCCAAGGTCAATGAAGAGTTTCAACAGGAGTTTGCAATCTATGATCTCAATCAATTCCTGAGTGGTCTGTCTCTGTACGATGCACCAGATCTTGAATTCAGTGATAGTTATCTGACTATTCGTGATGGTGTACGTCGTGCAAAATACTTCTTTGCAGACCCCAACGTTATTGTTTCCCCCCCAGACAAAGAGATTTCTCTCCCCAGTCGTGATGTTTGTTTCACAGTTTCGACTCAACAAATTGATGGTCTTCTTAAAGCTGCCGCAATTTACCAAGTAACCGACCTCTCTGCAGTTAGTCGCAAAGGTAAAGTTGAACTTGTTGTGAGTGATAAGAAGAACGATACCTCCCACGAATATGTTGAATCGGTTGGTGAAACTGATGAAGAGTTTGTATTCAACTTTAAAGTTGAGAATCTGAAACTTCTTCCTGGTTCTTACGACGTGGTAATTTCTTCTAAACTTCTTGCAGAGTTTACACACAAAACTTTGGATCTGCGGTATTATATTGCTCTTGAACCCGATTCTACTTTTGGTTGATAATTAATGTCTCGTAATGATTTTCTTTGGGTTGAAAAGTATCGGCCCAAAACAATTGAAGATTGTATTTTGCCCACCTCTATCAAGAAAACTTTTCAGGAGTTTCTTGATAAAGGTGAACTTCCCAATCTACTTCTTTCGGGTCCTGCAGGTGTTGGTAAGACAACAGTTGCCAGGGCCCTTTGTGAACAACTAGGATGTGACTATATTGTAATCAATGGATCTGATGAAGGACGTTTTCTTGACACGGTACGGAACCAAGCCAAAAACTTTGCATCGACCGTTTCACTTTCTTCAAGCGCTAAACACAAAGTCATTATTATTGACGAAGCTGACAACACAACCCACGATGTTCAACTCCTCCTACGGGCGAACATTGAGGCGTTTTATGGTAACTGTCGGTTTATTTTCACCTGTAACTACAAAAACAAAATCATCGAACCTCTTCACTCAAGGTGTGCAGTCGTTGAATTTGCAATCCCAGGTAAATCCAAACCCACAATCGCAGGAAACTTCTTCAAACGTGTATGCACAATCTTGGAGAATGAACGTGTTGAATATGATCAAAAGGTTATTGCAGAACTGATAAATAAACACTTCCCCGATTGGCGTCGTGTTCTCAACGAATTGCAGAGATACTCTGTGAGTGGGAAAATTGATAGTGCAATCCTTGTTGAATTTTCCGATGTTAAAGTTAACGACCTTATTAAAAACCTTAAAGAGAAGAACTTCCCTGAAGTACGTAAGTGGGTCGTCAATAATCTGGACAATGATCCTAGTG